ACTCCATATTTAACCATGAGAGACATTCCATTAATTGCTGTTAACCATACATACCAAACCATGGAGATGTTCAGTAAGGCTGTAGTGTCAGGTGGAACAGGTATTTATTACTCAAGTGATAACATCTGGATCATTGGACGTCAGCAAGAGAAGAAAGGCACTGAGATTATGGGGTATAACTTCGTGATCAATGTAGAGAAATCTAGGTTTGTGCGTGAGAAATCTAAGATCCCTATCAGTGTTACATGGGAAGGTGGTATTGAACGTTACTCTGGTCTATTGGATGTAGCAATGGAAGGTGGATATGTAGTTAAGCCTAACATTGGTTGGTATTCTAGGGTCAATAAAGAGACTGGTGAAGTTGAGGAGAAGAAAGTTCGGGCAGCCGAAACGCTTACAGAAGCTTTTTGGGAACCTATCTTTAAGACCACAGACTTTAAAGCATACCTTAAGAAGAAGTACGAAGTAGGTCATGCAAGTATGATCAAATCATCACCTGAAGATATGGATATTTAATGAAGATTGAAACATTAATCTTACGAAACTTGATGCTTAATGAGGAATACACTAGAACTGTTATTCCTCACTTAAAGCTTATATATTTTGAAGAGCCTTACCGTGCAGTGTTCTCTGAGCTGGTGGATTTTGTTAACAAATATAACAAACTACCAAGCGCAGATGCACTTAGCATTGAATTGAGAAACAACACAAAGGTTGGATCTGAATCATTGGCCCTAATTCCGGAGATCAGTGTACAAAGTAAAGAAGAAACATTACCTTGGCTTATTGAACATACAGAGAAGTGGTGTCAAGACAGAGCAATCTATCTTGCCATCATGGATTCAATCAATATCATAGAAGGTAAGCATGAGACGTTAACCAAGAACTCTCTACCTGAAGTATTAAGTGATGCACTAAGCGTTAACTTTGATATCCGCGTAGGGCATGACTATGTGGACGATTCTGACTCAAGATTTGATTTTTATCATAGAACTGAGGAACATTTGCCGTTTGACCTATCTATGTTCAACAAGATCACTAAAGGTGGTTTAGTTAATAAGAGTTTGAACGTTGCCCTTGCGGGTACTGGTGTGGGTAAATCATTGTTCATGTGTCACGTTGCAGCGGGTGCTTTAACACAGATGAAGAATGTGTTGTACATCACCATGGAAATGGCTGAAGAAAAGATTGCTGAACGTATTGATGCCAACTTATTGAATGTGCCTATTGATCAATTAGAGAATCTATCGAAAGATATGTTTGATAATAAGATGCGTAAGCTAACTGATAAGGGTGTGGGTAAGTTAATCATTAAAGAGTACCCAACAGGAGCAGCTAACTCAAATAACTTTAGATCGTTATTGAAAGAACTTCAGATCAAGAGAGACTTTGAACCTGATTTGATCTGCATAGACTACTTAAACATCTGTTCAAGCGCACGTATGAAGGCCATGGGCGGTTCTATTAACTCATACACATACGTTAAGGCTATTGCAGAAGAGCTTCGTGGATTGGCACAAGAGTTTAATCTACCAGTTTTGACTGCAACACAAACCACACGTAGTGGATTTGCATCCTCTGATGTAGGTTTGGAAGATACTTCTGAATCGTTTGGTCTACCAGCAACGGCTGACTTAATGTTTGCTCTTATATCCACTGAAGAATTGGATAACTTGAATCAGATCATGATCAAGCAACTTAAGAACAGATACAATGATCCAACTGGAGCTAATCAGAAGTTCGTTGTGGGTATCGATAGGGCTAAGATGAGACTATATGATGTGGAAGATACCGCCCAAACCTTGAACGTAAGGGATGAACCACCTAAACAAACTAACCGATATGAGGAATTCAAAGTATGAAGACCAACCTAATGCAGAGCCAAGAATGGTCTGATAAGTATATTAAGTTAGCCAAACATATTTCTACTTGGAGTAAAGATCCTAGTACTAAGATTGGGGCTATCGTTGTGGGTGATGATGGTCAGATACTATCACAAGGATTCAATGGTTTCCCTAGAGGAATCAAAGATTCTGATGAGAGATTAAATGATCGTAAGAGAAAATATGAACTAATTGTACATGGTGAGATGAATGCAATATATAATGCATCACTTAATGGGGTATCTTTAAAGGATGCCACCCTGTATGTATACGGTTTACCTACGTGTAATGAATGTGCCAAGGGTATTATTCAGGTTGGTATTAAAAAGGTTGTCGCTATGAGACCTGCCGACTATAATGAGACTTGGAATGAATCAATTGATAACGCTCAGGCTCTATTTAAAGAGGCTGATGTAATGTATTTAATAGAAGTGGAGAAAGAATAATGGGTAAGACAACAGTGCCATACGTTAAGCAACCAGAAAAAGGTGTTAGACGCACAAAGAAGAATATGAGCCACGGCACATATAGATGTAAGCGTCACCCAACATCACCGAGATGCAAGTGAAAACTCGCCCAATACCATTCGAGAAATGGTCATTCGTAGATAAGAACGATTTGGACACTGAGCATTGGTATGTACGGTTAGAGGGCGGTGAATACCATGACGTCATATATCGATACATGGATGTTAAACTAAATGACACCACCAAGTCTATTAACTTTGACTATGAGGTGGTTGAATATCCAGGCGTTAATCCCCATGGTGACGGCCAGTTTAATGAAGCGCTTGGCAATATATTAAGAAGTATCTTAGACGATACTATGGAGAAACAGGACTTTGTTTTAGGTCCTAAAGATAAAAAATGAACTTCAAAGAAACACTAACCATTCTTTCTGAAGAATGCGCAGAGGTTATTCAGGCCAATTCTAAGTTAATTAGATTTGGTGTGAATGACGAAGAGAATAAAGCTAAGCTTGAGCAGGAGTTAGGTGATGTATTTGCTATGATAGCTATCCTTGATTACTATGGATATGTTAATATAGAACGTATGGCAACACATATGGAACCTAAGATGCAGAAGCTTAAGAAATTCAGCGGCATTAAAGATTTAAACAAAATTATTAAGAATTTATAATAGTATAAATACCTTTATATATTCGATTTATAAGGGAATAAATGAAATCTTTCAGAAACCAATTAAAAGAAGATACCAGTGTATTTGATTCGCTCTCTAATAATGCGAAGCAAACAATACATCAGTATAAGGGCCAAGACAAGTATAAAGCAGCATTGCTTATGGTGGAATCTTTAAAGGCAGAATTACGTGGCATGTCTGAGCAAAAGATTCAGACCGCTGCTGCTGATCACTTCAATTTAAGTTATAAAGAGTTCGGTGAGCTGCTTGCACGTAAAGCACGTTACGAACGTACAATGACACAAGCATATCGATCAAAACCCCCAGGATATTTTTCTGCTAATAACTTTATTAATGAAGCCCCATTAGGTCCTGGTGATCTCGGCGGAGTTAATAGTGACACTGGCGAATTGCGTGTTGACATCCTTAAAAAATTAATCAAAACCGGCACACCCATTAAAATGGTTCCAGGCAAAGGCCATAAGAATGACCTGTTTACAGTTACGGATAAAATATTAGCTTTAGATGGATTGGATAAATTTACAAGAGATGGCAAGAGCTTCTCTATTGGTACCCATGATGGTAAGAATGTAATTAGCAGTCACATCTTTAAGTCTAAAGAATTTGGTGGTGAGAAAGGTGGTGCAGGTCCTGGAACAAAGGCTACAGCGGAAAGCGAATCAGCCCAAGCATTATGGTGTGCTGCAGTTACAGGTGAAGGAAAACAAACATATGAATATTTCACTAATGATATTCTAAGTAAATATACTAATCGTGCATTTACCGGTGGTACTAACCTCAAAACAATGTTAGGTATACCGGATGATTGGAGAAAGAGTTCATACTTATCGGCAGTGGTATTACTTGATAATAAATTTATTAATAAAAATATGACGTTCCACCGTGATGATAAAAACATGAACTCCATATACGCAAAGAAAAAAGATGCATATCGAAACAACGATATGAAGAATCTTAATAATGACAAGTGGAATCCAGGTGATATTTGGGCAATGACTTCAGATTTTAATGCTGATAATATACCTACAGATGCCGTTCGTTCATTGAATGTGTACATGCTAGAAGAGTTTATAGCCCGAAGGATTGTTGGTATATCTCTTAAGATAGTTGATAAAGGTACTGGAACATTTAAGATTTATAATAAAGAAGTGCCTGTCCCTACCGATGATTACAAGGTTGATAAATTGCAAGTTAAGGGTGCGGTTAGAGGAACCTTTTGGAGTACGAAGAGAGGTACTATAACATCTAAAGAAGGACAGAAGCTTGAAATAGCGGCTAACAAATCATTTGGTACCATGAAGATTGAGATCTCGGGCAAAGGTGCAAGAGGTGGCGGTATGGGTTATGGGCCAATTGAAGACTCAATTGAAATTGTTAAGTTACCTAAATTAGAATCACAGGCTAATCTTATTAAGACAGCTAAGTTAATTGCCGATCCATCAAGGAAAGGTGACAAAGCACGTAGAGACTTCTATAATAGAATTAACAAGTTTGAAAGTATGACTAGAAACGAGTTTGACATAGAAATAGAAAAGAAAGATGCGATATGGATTCATGCAAAATTAGGTGTTATAACCATTCTTGAGGCATTTAATAATGCTTCAGCCACAAAAGCAAACAGATTAATAACTAGAATAATTAATTACGCTGCGTCAAAATCTGAAGATGCATCGGTATACGTCAAGGTAAGCAACTAATGAATTTAAAAAGACACATAGCGGAAGCTAAGAATACCCATATGACTCACATTGAGGATATGGTAATAGACGGTGGGGTGAAGGGTGCTCGTGATGCCATTTTCGCATTACGTGATCTTCGAGATATGCTCGCAGGTCATACTAATGATACAAAACAAGTCACAGTAAAATGGGATGGAGCACCCGCCGTATTCGCTGGAGTTGACCCGGAGGATGGTAAGTTCTTCGTTGCAAAGAAAGGAATCTTCAATAAGAATCCTAAGGTATACAAATCAGTTGCTGATGT